GACCAGGGCATCAGGCGACCTCACGGCCTATCGCGGATCAATCGTGCTGGGCACGCCTGCCTTTGCCGGCACGGGCTACATCAAGACGCAGTTGACCGACCTTCAGGATTTCTCGCTCAGCTCCTCCAGCCTCTGGGGTGAGTTGATCAACGCCGGAACGTTCACGGGCGTCGCTGTTGCGCGCCAGGTCTTCCTTCACGGCGTCGCTTTGTAATTTTCGCTCACGGAGCCTTGCGGCCAACCGTAAGCGGGATGTCGCCGGCATGGCCGGCATCACACCTCAAACAGAGGACTAGAAATGGCACCCGAACTGGCACCCGCCAACGAGGCGTCTAGCGACGTTTCGAGCGTTCAGGCCGAACCCTCCGATGGACTCGACACCTCGAACGAGACCTGGGATTTTCAGGAGCGTGAAGAAGAACACGCCACACCAGAGCCCAAGCCCGGCGAGACCGATAGCAACAGCGAGACGGATGAGGCTCAGCAGAGCCAAGAGGCCGAGGACCCCGACGCACCGAAAACCGAAACCGAGGAAAAGACCGAGAAGGCGACGGCCGAACCGGACGATTCCATCGTTATCGCCATGCCAGGCGGTGAGAAGCTCGAACTTAAAGAGCTGAAATCGGGCTATATGCGCGATCGGGATTATCGCCACAAGACGACCGACCTCGCGAACAAACGGCGCGAGCTTGAGACCCTGTCAACCCGCGTGACCCAATCGGCGAACGCAATCTCTGAAGTTCTGATGTCCCAGGTGCCGGCAGCACCTGACCCGTCCCTTGCCCTGTCCGACCCCGTTCGGTACGTCCAGGAAAAGGCGCAGCACGAAGGTGCGATGGATTTTATCAACTCCATCGTCGCAAAGGCCACCTCAGCCAAGGATGTTGGCAACACGCTTACGCAAGAGCAGCAGACCGAAGTCACTCGGGCTGAAATCGCCAAACTTACGGAAGCGTTCCCCGAGATCAAGAACCCTGACGGTCAGAAGAAGTTCTTCGACGCGACAATGAGCGCGGCGCGGGAGCTTGGGATTACCGACCAGGAGCTGAGTGCCGTCACCGATCACCGCTATTTCAAGGTCCTGCACTACGCGAAGATGGGACTTGAGGCGGAAGCTGCGAAGGCCAAGGCTGCAACCAAAGTCGTGAACGTTCCCCCTGTTGGCGCACAGAAGCGGCAGGCTGGTCAGAACACGACCAAGGCGCGAGCAAATCAGGACGCGATGAAGAGGTTGACGAGTTCAGGCTCGATCCATGACGCGATGGCGGTTGAGATCGATTAACCCCATCGGAGACCAAAATGGCCACCATCGCAAATACCTTCGTGACGACCCAGGCGGTCGGCAATCGAGAGGAACTGTCGGACGTCGTGTCCCGCATTACTCCCGAGGATACGCCGATCTATTCCATCATCGAAAAGGGCAAGTGCGTTTCGGTTCACCCCGAGTGGGAAACCGACGACCTCGCCGCGCCGGCATCGAATATCGTTCCTGAAGGCGAGGAATACAATTTCGACGCCATCACGCCGCCGGTCCGCATGGGTGACTATACCCAGATCATGCGCAAGGACTGGATCATCTCGAACACCCAGGAAGTGGTGTCCGAGGCCGGCAACGTCCAGAAGCGCAAATACCAGAAGCTGAAGAAGGGCGTCGAGATCCGCAAGGATGTCGAATTTGCGCTCGTCACCAATCAGCCTTCGGTGGGCGGTGCCACGCGTCAGCTCGGTTCGCTGCCGACCTGGATCGTGACCAACGTCTCGCGCGGCTCCGGCGGTTCGAACGGCGGCTACAACACGGGTACTGGTCTGACGGTCGCCCCGACCAACGGCACCCAGCGCGCATTTACCAAGGCGCTGACCGACACCGTCATGCAGCAGGGCTACACCAGCGGTGCCAACTATCGGCACATGTTCGTGTCGCCCTACGTCAAGTCGGTATTCGTCACCTTCATGTCGGACGCCAACGTGGCGACGTTCCGCTACGCGGTTTCGAAGTCGGGCTCCAAGAACACGATCGTCGCCAACGCGGACTATTATGAAGGTCCGTTCGGAACGATCATGGTTCACCCCGATCGCGTGATGGCGACCTCCGCGAACGAGGCGCGCAATGCGCTGTTCCTCGATCCGGATATGGTCGAATTCCTCTGGCTCCGGAAAATCCAGGAGGACAAGGGTCTGGCCAAGACCGGCGATTCCGACAAGGGCGTCATCATCGGCGAAGGCACGCTGAAGGTCAAAAACGAGAAGGGTCTGGGGGTCATCGCTGATCTCTTCGGCCTGACCGCAAGCACGTAAGGAGAGCGGAACATGGTCACTTACACCCCCACTGCCATCACCGCGTCCACGACGCTCAAGAACTCCCGCCATGGCGATGGCGGGGTTGTCGTCAATGCTGCGGCCGGCTGCACGCTCACGCTACCGGCGGCCAGCGGTTCCGGGACCAAGTTCACGGTCTACATCGGAACCACCGTCACCTCCAACAACGTCATCATCCAGGTCGCCAACGCGAGCGACGTGATGGCCGGCGTTCTGGTTGGGGCGGCCGATGGCGGCGATACCGTCAATGGTTGGGAAACCGCCGCGGCAAGCGATACGATCACCCTGAATGGCTCCACCAAGGGCGGCATCAAGGGCGATTACATCGAACTGCGCGACGTCGCCGCCAATCTGTGGCGCGTGGACGGCACGCTCTCGCAGACCGGCACCGAGGTCACGCCCTTCAGCGCCGCGGTCTAATTGGGGCTGCATCACAACAGCAGGGGTCGCCGTTCTGGCGGCCCCTTTTTCATTGGAGAAGAATGAATGGACAACCGCACCTCACTCGTCAATGAAGCCGAGGCGCTCGGCATCGCCGTGGATGGCCGCTGGTCGGACGCTCGCCTGCAAACCGAGATCGACAAGAAGAAGTTCGAAGAGAGCCCCGAACCGGAAGCCAAGCCTGAACCGCCGGCCGTCACGACTCCCGTTCGGCTTCTCTATGACACCTGGGATGCGGACGAAAAGCGCGTCCCGGCCGGCGCCGTCGTCAATCTCCCTATCGAGGCGGCAAAGACGCTTCTGAGGGAGCACAAGGCCGAACGCGCTGACCCGCTTCCGGGCGAAAAGACCGTCTGATCCATGCCGATCAGAGACGAGAACGGGTTCGAGCTCATGGAGCACGACCCCGTTTCCGGCCGCACGATCTGGTCGTATTTCGACGGGGAGAAAACGGTCTATCGGACCGATTATCCGGTTGAAGCGACGATGGCCGAAAATGAAGCCATCAGGAACGAGGCAGGCAGAGCATGGAAGGGCGATTGGCACCGCGTGGCGTCGATCCCGCTCAATGTTCTGCATGATAGCGGGCTGGTCGAGGCGCAGACGCAGGGCGATGACAAGTTCGTCAAGCGCTGGATGAATGACTCTGACAACCGGGCCTGGCGCACGAAGGACGGAACAGTATGACCGTCATTGCCACCTACACCGACCTGCAGGCCGCAGTCGCCGAATATCTCGCGAGAGACGATCTGACCGCACGCATCCCGACTTTTGTCCAGTTTGAAGAGGCCAAGTTCAACCGCGAGCTGTTCGTCCGCCAGATGGAAACGCGGGTCACCACAACGATCGATATCCTCTCGCCAGACTTCGAATTCATCTCGCTCCCCTCCGACTTCCAGACCATGCGGCGGATCAGGTTGTCTGGCATCACCGGCAAGCCGACCCTCGAATACAAATCGCCGGCTGGTCTGGATGCCTACCGCCTGTCGATCAATAACGTGACCGCTCAGCCTGAGTATTTCACGATTTTCGGCGACGAGATCGAGCTGGCTCCGACGCCAAGCGAAAACTACGTGGTGGAAATGGTCTATCGGAAGGTCGTCCCTCCGCTAGCATTGAACGCCACGAACTGGCTGCTGACCATGGCGCCGGATCTCTACCTCTACGGCGCGCTGATGGAGGCTGCGCCGTATCTGAAGGAAGACGGTCGCATCCAGACCTGGGCGGCCGGGCTTTCGAATGCTTTGGCCAGCCTCAACCAGCTCAGCCGAACTGCTGTTACGTTTGATGCAGGGCCGACAAGAATGCGATTTTCAGGTCCGACGCCATGACGACGTGGACGCCGGCAACGGAGCAAACAGAAGCATGGACCGGAGTGGACCAGACCATGCGCGTGTTTGATCCCTTCGTGTTCGACCGTGCTCCAATCTTCGATACCGGCTCGACTGTCGGCCTCTGGGACGCGGCGGCTGAACCGCAAGAAATCTGGACGGCCGCTTAATGACACTCACCGTCAAGCACGCATCGCTGACCGGCGCGGCCGCAAATCCTGATGTTTTGGTTGACGGCCCGAAATGGGACGCCGACCACACCGTTACGGGCGATCTCCCGGTTGCGCAGCTTGCCGGCGGCTCCGGAGCAACTGCCTCAACATTCTGGCGAGGTGATGGTACTTGGGCAACCCCAGCTAGCGGCGGTACTCCAGGAGGCTCGACCACCCAGATTCAGTACAACAATGCCGGCACGTTTGCCGGCATCACGGGCGCGACTACGAACGGCACTACGGTATCATTGACCACGCCGACGCTTACGACGGCTGTTGCGTCCGGCGTCTGGACGGTCTCGGGGTCGTGGACGATCCCGGCCGTTACCCTGGGCGGTACGGTCTCCGGCGGTGGCAACCAGCTCAACAACGTCATCATCGGCACCTCAACGCCTTTGGCTGGTTCATTCACGACCGTCACGGCTCCTACCGTCACTGGCGGCTCTGCGGCAGGTTCCGATCTTCTCTTGAACGGCACCTCGAACGGCGCGCCGTCTTCGGCCTTTGTCAACATCCAGAGCAACGGGCAATTCACCTCTATCGGGAACGCCACACCGAAGACCTATCTTGATCTCAACTGCAACCTGTCGTCATCTCCCGCGCTCGTGGTCGCGACCAGCGTTACCCGCGTGCAGGGCGCGGACAGCGTCAGCGGCGGACAGGAATGGGTGTCCTATGTGAGCGCTGGCGGCGCCGGCAACATCCTGACGGGCGCCACGGCCGGCGGAACGGCTGCATCAAAAACCGCATCGCCGAACGGCGCCTATCTCTACAACATGCGTGGCTATGGCTGGAACGGTAGCGCATGGGCTGTCGGCGCACTCTGGATCATGAAGACGACCGAGCTGTGGTCGGGCACGGCCCAGGGCTCCGGTCACGACTGGTACACGACGCCGACCGGAACGACCGGGCTCACGAATTCCATGAGCTTGTGGGCCAGCGGCGGCCTGGATATCGGAACAGGGACTGACCCAGGCGCTGGCGCCATTCTCGCGAGCAAATCCGTCAAGTCGAAGGATGCAACCGCGGGCATCGGCTACGCGACGGGCGCGGGCGGTACGGTCACTCAGGCGACAAATAAGGCAACTGGCGTAACCCTGAATACGGCTTGCGGCGCGATCACGATGAACAATGCCGCACTGGCGGCAGGCACCATTGTTTCGTTTGTTCTCACGAATTCAGCGATCTCCGCAGCCGATGTCCTGATTCTCAACCATATCTCGGCTGGTACTCCCGGCTCATATTCGCTCAACGCACGGGCCGCGGCGGGTTCGGCCACGATTGACGTGCGCAACAACACTGCTGGCTCTCTGGGAGAGGCGATCGTTATCCAGTTCGCCTTGATCAAGAGCGTGAACGCTTGAGGAACCCAGATGGCAACCTTCCAGATATCGCTATCAGGTTCGGCGGTTGCGAATGGGTCCAAAAACTGGACCTTGAGCGACGCCGATGTGCAGAAGCTCGTGACGTTCCTGATAGCAAAATACGGCGGTTCGGTCTCCATCACATCAACCCAGGCGCTTTCGCTCTGGACCCAGGATTTCGTCAACTCCACGGTATCTGATGTGAAGGCATATCAGTTGGCGACCACACCCATCGCTCCGATTGTCTTTACCTGATGCCGCTGCTTCAATGGGGCGAATGGAAGCCGGACGTCTCGGACTACCTCGGCAGCGCGTCGAAGCTTGTTCGCAATGTCCTGCCGCAGGGCGATGGTTACGCGCCGTTCCCGGCGAGCACGTCCTTTTCCAGCTCCTTGCCCTCGGCTTGTCGAGGCGCTTTCTACGCGTTGAAATCCGACGGTTCGGTGGTCATCTTCGCTGCGACCGCCGCCAAGCTCTACCGGATGAGCAACACGGATTATACGTGGGTTGACGTTTCGAAGGGCGGCGGGACCTATACTGC